TTGGAAATGTTCAGCCGGATCGGGAAAGCGCAGGCCGTGCCGCGGCGATAGGCTTTATCCAGGTGGCCCGGTTTCCATTTGTGGATTTCCTCGTTTATTTGGAACGGGATCGAATCTGAGTCCAGGGAGTTGGGATTGAACACGCCCTGGACGTGGAGAGCCAGGTGCGGGAATACGACCAGGCATTTCTTGGCTTTGTCCGCCTGCAGCGGCCACCGCTCGGCTACGGGTTTGCAACCCTTCAGGATTTTCTCAATGCGTGTGTCCCACCGGTGAAGCGCAAATTCATCCGTATCCCAATTCCATTGGATGGCGCCGAAGCCGATCATGATCCAACGGCACGCCGCGATCTCGCCCACTACAGAGCCGCCGCTCTGGACCGGCTTAACGAAAGTGATGTTGTTTACCGTGCCGATTTTATCGCAGAGTTCGATCGGGTAGCGCGTCCATGGAGTATTGGCGGCGATGAAGCTTTCCCCTTTTACTCCGAAAACCTTTACGCATTCCTCCGCCCATTGAACGATCGGCGGGAGCTGGGGCGGGATGCAATTCCGGATCTGGGATATCAGCCAGGGCCGGCCGGCTTTTGTGCCGCCATGCGCTTCTTCAGTCATGGCCGGCCGGCTTGCGCTTGGGTTTGTATTTTTCGAGGGCGACGATGGAATTTTCCTCGGAGGCTTTGAGGAGCCCGACTTGCTTGACCAGGTGCAGGCGGATCTTGGCGGCCGACTCGCCGGCGAGGACTGAAGGCCATTCCTCGATCATGCGATCGTAGCTGTGATAATGAATCACCTGCAGTTCGCGCAGTGTGTCGACGGCGATAAGCTTAAGGATCACTTCCCCCTCGGCCGTCTGAAATTCGATACGAGCCAGGCGCGCGTTGTATTTCTCGCGCATTTCCTTAAAGCTCGATACTGATTCGCGCTGCAGCTCAGCCAAGCTCTCGCTTGTGCCGGCAAAAAAGCTTTCGATCGCAGGAACGATCTTATTTAGATCCACGCGGGAATTTTCGAAGCCCGGCAAACCGAAGGCCTTGAGCGACTGCAAAAACGATTTGCTTAAAACGCCGGCGCCGTCGCAGGCCTCCATGCTATCGAACACCGGCAATCGCGATGCGTTGGTGGCAGATTGTGCAGCTTTATATTCGAAAAGCCGCTTCAATGTTTCCTTCAGCGGCCATTTCGAAATCTTCGGCTTTGGAATTATCCCCTTCGCTGAAAGCCGGCGCAGCGCTTGATCATCGAGACCGGTGATTTCAAGAATAACGGATGAATGCGCGAGATCTTCTGATTGCGCCGGCTTGGAAATTTTTTTTTGTGCGCTTTTTTTCAAAAATTTGGCATTCGCGCTTTGTCGGCAATGTCGCTTTTCATTGCCGCCGGAGGGCCGGAAAGAGATTCCTTAAAATATTTTTTCGCATTGATTGATTGGCACGATGTATGCCTGGCGCAAAAAAAGATTTACGGCATCAGATCGCAATCTCTCGCGATCATTTCCGGCTTGGGTTTGATGCTGAATTTTTCGTCACGATCTACTCGCAGGCCGATATCACGCAGCTTTACCTCCGGTAGATTGCCACCATTCTTTGTGGCCTCGAGTAGCTTCTGCTTGTTCACCTCTGGATCGCGACGGATATATTCCTGCCACTCGCTAGTGACAGGCGTGGCCAATAACGTCTTAAGCACCTTGTCCCAGTCCCACCTGGCCAATAAAAATAGCTGGCGATTTCCTTCGCGGAATTTCAGCCAGCCGTATTCGAACTCGAGCGACTTCTCCTCGCCAAACTCAGCCTTGCGGTTGTCAGTGGCCCAGTCCTTCAGTCGAGCCTCGATGACAGTGAGCTCATCACTCTTGGCGGTGATAAGCGGCTGATGTTTTTCGTTGATGGCCTTTTGGGCAATGAGCAGGGCTTTATCCCGCTGAGCGACCAGCACACCGAGCTCAGCGAGTATATGCGTGTAACGTTTGACCGCCTGGGCGGCCTCCTCCTTGTTCTTCAGCGCCTCCATTGGCAGAATGCATCATAGGGACAATGGGGTTTCCGCCTAGTCGTCGAAAGTGGCGACGTGTCAGCCCGATAAGACTAGCAATCCTTTGCCCCCTGCCCTATAAACGGCTTTGAAGATCTGTGGCGCCCTCTGAACACTTGTGATGCCACTAACGCCCAAAGAAACACGGGTCCTGGAACTCTTTGACCAGGGCAAAAGTTGGAAGCAAATCGCCGCCATCCTCAACATCAGCATTTTCACCGCGCGCGAATACGCCCGGCGCATCATCGCCAAGACGTTCACCGTGGAAATGCTCGCGAGGTTTTCGGTGAATGAAGCGGAGAGAAATATTCGCGGCGCCGCTCATCTGCGCCGGCATATCCCGGTTTTTAAATGCCGGCGATCAAAGCCGCTTGCGAAAACTCGGGGGAATGTTTGTGAGCGATCGCCGCTTTAGCTCAATTGTGAAATCCAAATTCGTGGCATCATTCAATTGAGCGAGCATATCGCAGGCGTTGGTTAAAAACTCTTCGGTTGGCGCCCGTTGCTGCCCTTGCGAATAGCCATACATCGTCATCAAGAAAATAATTTTCCCGGTTTTTTCCTCACGTTCGTCGCGTTGCTTCAGCAACATTTGGTTTAAAGCCAAGCTCTTTTTGGTGAGCTCCTGTGCCTTCAATGTTTCTGGCGAGTATCCCTTCACAGCAAGTAAAACGAAAATTTGATTGATGATATTGTGAGAGCATGGAAACAAATAAATCGCGGTTCTTATATTTCACGTTTCTTCCTCAGTTTTGGCAGTGATAGCAGGGCTAATTCAGCTTCGCGGCTTATTGGCTGTTCGCCCGTCTCGCGGCGAGCAACGGACACCCGCGAGACGCCCAAGAGCGCAGCAACGCTCGCTTGCGTCCCTCGTTTCTCGCGTTCCGATTTATATTCAATTGCGTTCATTGGTAATGAGGGGTGTTTCATTCGCCTCCGTCATAAACCAGTGGCCGCAAGAATCGCATTGCACGGAAATCGCCACCCTTTCGAAAGGAACGCCAATTACCCGAGAGAAAATGTTCATTCTCTCGCAGTCGAGACAACGCCATACCAGGCCTGTCGAGGTAATTACATTATTCACGTTCGGATACATATTATTGGGCCTCCCCATCATAGCGGTCATGCATTGCCTGATAGCCGGACAAATCACCCTCTGGCGTATAGTCCTTCTCAAGCACCTCCACGATATCACCAACGTTGCCGATATAATTGGCGTCATCTGCGAGGGCCATAAAACCACCGCCAAGGCGTTGAAGTTTCGCGATGTTGTTGCTTATTCCGATGATTTTGAACTTCGTTTTATTCATGTGTAAAATGTAACATGGTGTTACAATAAGGCAAGAGAAAAATGAAACTGTTTTACGATTGTTTGTAACATGCTGATACACAATAAAAACCAATCAATTACTTGTTATGAAGGGATACTCGCCATGTTTCTTCCACTGCGCGCCTGGCGCGCTGGTTCGCATCGATTCCGAAATCAGGCAGAGCAAAAGGGCGAAATAGGGAACAATCAAAAAGGCGAGTATCCCCTGACGACAAGTAACGGAGAAAATCATGAATTACTTTCTACGACGCCGGGCTTTGTCGGCGACGCGCATTTTGGCTCGAATATCGCGACGCCTGGAAAGTCGGCATCAAATTGCTTGAAATTATACTGCATTTTTCGCCGCTTTCTTCGCCTCAAGACGCTTGCGCTTTCTCCACTCATCGCGGGCCTTGTTCTTTTTCTTCTGGTTCTTCGCCAGCCAAGCTTTGCCCGCTGGCGATTGATTCCATTTGTTGCGGTTGGCCTGAGCTTCCTCAGGATGTGCAGCGGCCCAACGCTGCCAAGCAGTCCGTTGGGGTTTGGAGGTCTTTAGTTTCATTGCTCGCCTTCCCCAGTCATTTTTTGGCGGAACGCGTCCCGGTAGTCGCTCTCTTTCACAATGCTCATGTTCTTCTGGACGTTTTCGGTGCGGGTGGCTCCAAGCACCGGCTGTCCGCCGAAGTCGTCGGTAATCGAGTCACCCGCCTTCAAAGTGACATTGCCAACAACCATGACATAACCAGGGCCAGAACTGATGAACACAATGTCAGTCCCAAGTTGGTCAAGGTCAAAATCAGAGCCATCGGTTTCAACGCTGCGCTCAAATTCGATGCTAAAGAAGTCACTATCCTGCTCAATTTTTTTTATTTTCAGTGTTTTCATTTTGGGCCTTTCGATGGTTTAAAGATACTTTGCCTTGATTCCATTTGCAACAAAAATCTTCAATTATATTTGCCCTGATTCCAACGACTTATGAAACCACCCCGAAATACTTGTTATGAAGGGATACTCGCCATCAAAAATAGCTTCTTCAATTTAACGCCTTCTTTTGCATTCGTATTTTCGCGCACTCCCAGCAGAACGCCATCATCTGACAATCCTTCCCCTCGCCGCGGAATAGGTGCAAGGGAACGCCGTATTCAAAATCCGGGTCATCGGCCTCATTCTCCTGGTTGTCGAAATCAAATCCGCAAACGGCGCATTTGTTTTCACTGCCCCATTTATGCTCCAAACCTGTGAGATCGATCTCGAGATTCATCATCGTTTTCTTTCGCACAAATCCAACCATTCACATCCCGGGCTTTTTAATTCAATCAGGCTTTCCTCCCCAATCTCTGCCACCTGATTTAAGAATTCATCTCCGAGATATTTCTTAAAAACGCCAAAGCCAACGCCAACGCCAAAGCCAACGCCAACGCCAAAGCCAACGCCAACGCCAAAGCCAACGCCAACGCCAACGCCAACGCCAACGCCAACGCCAACGCCAAAGCCAACGCCAAAGCCAATATTTTTCTCCAGAATTTCCTCCGCTTCAGCGACAGTTTTAACTCTAGAAAATTCTCCCGCCAATTCGCGGATTTTCGCCAGGTTTTTGGCACTGATACCCAAGCTCTTCGTCTCGCTGAATCGGCGCAACCAAAAAGGAATCACCTTTTGAACACCCTTAAGGAAAATCAAACGACGAAATTCATCCTGATCAATGCGATCGCTACCGAGCTGCGCCACACTGAGCCGGCGCAAACCCTCCGTCCTCGCCTGGTCATTGCTCCAGGGCGAATCGTTCAGTCTGATTTTGAACTCGCGCACTTCCTGCCCGACGCACGGTGGTTTGTCGTTGTGCGGCAAACCAAAAGCAAAATTCACGGCTGCCTCCACGCACATTTGGCCCGGAACCGGTTTCCCGATGCCATTCACCAGGCCGGCATCCACCACGCGCAAAACTTCCTTCGCGATTTCGCGATTTACTTTGATTTCAGTGTTCATAGGTTCCATTGTTCGGTTAACGAATCATCCTCCCCTCTTCCCTCGCCTTCTTGGACAAATAAGCGATCGGATCCGTGATGGTGGATTTTTCCCGCATCGCCTCCAACTTCGGCTTCAACCGGGTCATCACGTAATTGGGATAGCGCTCACACAACGCAGCCCATTGAGGACCATAAAGCGCGTCATTCAATTGACCCATCGCATCCACGGAAAACAACCACTCCCAAGCCTCTTCCTTGGAAAATTCGCCGGCGTATTTGCCGCTTTCGGCGGATTTTTCCCCCGAAACAGCTTTAGCTGGCTTAGCTTTTTGTACATCAAAAGCTGTACAGCTAGCTATAAGCTTAGGATCGGCGGATTTTTCCCCCGAACGCGAAAGATCCACAGCAAAGACCTGTGGTTGTTGATTATTTTGCGTCGGCGGATTTTTCCCCCGAAACACATCGGAAGATTTAGCCGACACGTCGGCGGATTTTTCCCCCGACTCAGCCTGGCCAAAGACGCCCGGATGATCGCGTTGAAACTGCTCCACCGCCTCCGGCCCGGCTTGAACTGCCGCCTTCATTTCAGTAAAAAGGGTGCGCCAGTCCCGTTCTGTTGGTCCTGGCGCACCCAATAGCGCTTTCTCACGGCTCAGCTCGGACAAAGACTCCGACAGCGGCCGCTCCGCGCAAAGTGGCAATTCTGTTTCCGGTTTACTCACCCCGTAAAACGCCCTCACGTTCGACCAGCTCGATGGATCCGGCCGAAGCTCAAAAGTTGCTTGCGCCGCATTTAAGTCCACGATCCCCAAATCGCAAACACTTTTGAAAACCCGCTCGCATTTATCCACGCGCAAACCCTTCGCTTCGCGCATGCGCAATTTTGCCGCCCAGCCTGGCAGATCCACCCGGCCCCGGATTAAGCCCTGATCATACGTCTCCAGGCACAGATGAAGCAACAAACGCAACTCTGTGGGCAGCAAATCATAATCCTCCAGTGACTCGCGAAAACGACGCGAATAGATGACGCACCTGGCCAGCTCATCCGGCGCCGGAGCGTTGCTTTGAATAGTGGGGACCGGGCTTGAATCATCCTTCACCATACCCCCCCCCCGTGGTGGCTGCCCGCGCTGCGGGTTGCAAATACGCTGTGTTTCTGGTAGTTTTTGCATGTTCAAGGGCCTCTAATCTTCACGGCCGCTCCGCAAGGGGCGGCCTTTTAATTTTGGATGTCCTTTCGCATTTCCATTCGAGCCGGCGGCGTCTTTTCCATTTTGTCCGCGAGCGATCGCAACGCGGCAATTGTAGGCTGCTCGTATGTGGCTGATGAACAAGCCGAGCTCTGTGGCGAACCGTCTCGATGCACAATCACGATCACAACCGCCCCCGCATGCGCGTTTCGTTTGATCATGCGGATCGTTTGCTCGAGGAGTTTCTGTATCAAATCGTGAAATGGATGACTCATGATTTTGGCCACGCGCTGATTTTGTTCCAATCAGTGATTTGTGGTTTACGCTCAAAATGCGCGCTCCAGCCCGCGCGGCGGATGTAATCTCCCAAATGAAGGAACGACACGTCGCAAAAGTGAAACTGATTGCGAACGCTGGATTGTCGGCTGGGAATTTTAAGCGTGATCAAATTGCTCTCGCCATCGATAGACGGGCTTTCATCGTGCACCTTGGCGCACTGGTCACATTTATAGGCGGTGGTTTTCATTCAATGCGTCACTCCAAATTTACGCGCCACACGTAGCGACTCTTGGGCAATCGGAGTCATTTTGAGGTTTTCGTCCAGACCCGACGCGCCCAGGAGCGCGCCGAGCGCGAAAATGATCATGCTCTTGTCCTGGCTGGTTAGCTGCACCGCTTCGGTTTGTTCCTGGGGGGTATTCGTGTTCATGATTTTTTGATTTCACTAAACAACCGCTCAAATTCTTTGCGCTCCGGATCTGCTACAACCACAAGCCAAGCAGCCAGATTAATCGCCTCATCTCGCGCCAGCCAACGCACCGGAATTCTCATGATGCCGAGCTGCTCCCCGTCGGCGGCCACTCCAAAATGATTAGCGCTATCGAGCGGCCGTTTTAGATTGGGAAACTCGCAGCGATAACAACCCGCCGGCATCCAATTTCGTTGCGCCGGGACCGGATCCTGGTCCGGGCCGCCGCCCGGCAAATCAGTATTCGCGTTCATAACTCAAGCAACCGGCACGCCTTCCGATTTTGTTCCATCAACACCGGCAACAACGTTTCCTTCGGCTTGCCCTGGCCGCGCAGCTCCGCCAGCCAGCGCAAACCATCCGCAATGCAATCCAGCGCGCGGCTCGTATTCGCCAGCGCCATATCGTAATCCTGGCTTCGCATCAGGGGGGGGGGATTTGCTCAATTGCTTGCGCGCCAACCGAACCGCGCGATTCAATTGCGGCGATTCCGGCGCCTGTTGCGCCGCCTCCAGCAAAATATTCAACGTTTCACGCTTCATAATCGTCTCCGTCAAACAAGCCGAACTGCCCGCGATTAAACAACTCATCCTCAATCCGCCGCTGCACCACATCCAACCGCTCCCGCGCGCTGCGCAGATCCTCCAGCGCAATCTGTTTCATCCCCGCCGCCAACACCGCCGCGCAACCCTGCGCCTGGACCAGCCGGGCCTCGCCATGAAACAAATCAAACTTCGCATCATCGAGAATTTGGAGCGCCGTCGCATTCATGCTCAGTCATCTTTCTTTGGTTTCGCGGCGTCAATTTCGGCATGGATCTCCGCTAACAATTGCTCGCCACCCCCCCCCAGAACGCCGCCGCCAAAACCCGCCAAACGCCGGTACTCGCCAAACTTGATTTTGCCCAACCAACCCTTCCGCTGGCAGGCTTGGATAAAATTGGCCGCCTTCTTGGCATTAACACTCGCCGCCTCGGCGATCTTTGGCGCCGTGATCGGCTCCGGCATTGTCTCCACAAGCGCGACCACTCTCATCATTTCCGCCCCGCGCTTCGAAGGTTTGCACCCCCGCAAATTCAACCCTCGGCCGCCGCCCGCCGGTTTCGGCAGCGCCACCTTCGCGTGCCCGTTGCTGGTGGGGCGAGCGTCCCCGCGAGCCGTTTCCGGCACCGACGCCCCCACGGCCGTCACGTCATCAAACGACCGCAGCGCCCCCGCCAGCCGCTGCAAAAAGCCAATCTTTAATTCGATATCCTCAATCGTCTGGGCAATGTGTGGTTTCATAATGTTCAAGGGTTGTTGCGGCGACTGTGACCGCCGCCATTGTTGTTCAATCGTTCACCAGCTCGCGCCAAGCCGCATCAATCACCAGCCGCGTCTTGGCCGCGTACATCTGAAATAGCAACCTTTCAAAACCAAACAGCGGCCCCACAAACAACCGCTTCGTGATATCGCCGGAATAGGGAGCCGAAATCGAATAAACCTCACCCTTTCCAGTAAGCGCCAACTCGTAGTGTTTCTCTGAGCGGGTGCGCGAGGACTTTGCACCCAATTTCACCCGGCAATACCCGCTCACCGAATCACTCTCGATAACTTCGCAACTCATAGCAAACGGCTCTTCATCCTGCTCCTCGCGGGCGAATTTATGATATTGCTCGATCAACTGGGAAAGCGTGATCGATTCCGGCGGATTACTTAGCAGCTCATCAATCTGTTTGCCGATGAGCCCCTCGCCGTATTTGAAAACTACCGCATCCAATTTCTGGCGAATTATCTTAGCGATAAACTCGTTATAGCCAGCCAAACCAATTCCCTCAAAATCCACCTTTAAATTTTTGTTCAGATACTCCGCCAGCGCCCGCGGAACCGTCCCGTGATAATCAAAAGCCGAGCGGATAATGGACTCCACCGACTTCTGTACATTCTCTTCAATGATCGTCGCCAGCTTCCCGCTGGATACCATCGCGCCAAAAGCCTTTTGAATTTGTTCCTCAAGTTCTTTCATAATTATTTCTCCGCGTTCTCCGCTCGCTCCTGTTGAACAAGCAACAATTCCGCCGTCCGCAATTGCAGCTCACACTGCAAATTCTCCACAAACCGCGTCACTGGCCGATCCGCCAGCCCCGTCTCGATCGGGAACCGCCCGCACAACGAATGCAACTCCCGGTACCGCGCAATCCACGCCCCTCGCTCCATCAGGTTCAAATCCCGCATCGCCGCAACAATTTCGTCCAGCCGTTTCGCCTCATTACTGTCGCCGCTCGGCCGCGGCGGAATCAATCGCTCCAACTCCTCTTCAATGCGGTCCGTCATTGGACCAATCCCCCACCCGCCCGCAAACCGGCCGCCATCCATTTCCAACACCAGCCGACTCGCCCGCTTGTGATCGCCGGTAAGAAACAACCGTGCCGCAATCGCCTCCGCTATTTGTCGATTGGTAATCATGCCGCTTTCTCCAGTTGCGCCGGCGCCAGCCGGTCTCTGGGTCTCTGCGCCTCGGAGGCAAACTCCTGCCGGGCGACCTCCCGGATTTTGTTCCAAAACTGCTCCTCCAGCTCCCGCGTCAGCCAATCCGGCCGCCGCGGCTTGAACGTATGCGCCAAAACAAACTCATTCAGCGATTGCTCACTCACCCGGCGCCGGCCGCCCTTCTTAAACGAGCCCAGCTCGCCGCTGGCAACCCACTCCTCCACCGAGCTCTTACCCACCTTCAGACGTGCCGCCACGTCATCCAGTGTGAGCATCGAGGTTGTGGGGTTTTCGATCATTCCGCGTGGCCGTGGAAATGTTTGATGAGCCCGTACTTTTCAACCAGCGCCACCGCCGACGGCCGCAACAATTCCCGGTTATCATTATCCGCGCGCAAATACGCCCGCGCGAAAGCCTTCAAAAAATCACCGTGCTTGCCGACGTCATTCACGATCGCCACAAAAATAAATTCCAGCACCATCGCCAGCGCGATCGGATCCATCGGCAGATCGATTTTTGTCTCCGCCTGGCTCATAGCTTCGGTTTTCGAACCAGTTGCCCCAAACGACGCTGAGCCGCATAGCGAACCTCAAGCTGGTAATCATCCGAACCCAAAACCGATTTCAGCCACACCACGTCATCACTGGCCTTCACTTGCGCCAGGATGTTTTTTGACCGCGGGCGAGCTGCACACTCGCCCGCGGCTGGGTCCGCTCCGCTTGGGGAAACGCCGGCGTTCGTCGTCGCCGGCGAAAGGGTTGAGGCTGCGTCTCTGAGAGCGCCTCCATCCGACATCGTAAAAAATTTCATCGAGTGGCGCATATCAATTCCTCCTCACCGGTTGCGCGCTCATGGAAGCCAGCAAGCGGCCGCACTCCGCATCACTCAACTGCACCACCAGCTTTTCCAGGTCATGCGCCATGACGCATTTGGGATGAAACGGCGGATGCTGAACAACCACGCCAATCTTCGCCAACTCACTCTCCGGGATTGGGAAGATCGCCGGCGCCGGCTCAAACGAAATCGGGATAAACTTTTTAAGCGAAACCTTGTGCGCGCTCATGCTGCCATCGCCTCCAAATGTTTTTCGAGCGGGTGATACCGCCACGCAATCTCACGCGCCACCTTCCAGTCCGCCTTGGAATGCGGCCGCTTAAGCTCCTGCAACACCTCCACAAATTGATCCACCGTCCCGCGCTGATTATCGATCTGCCAAAATAGGCTGTAGCATTTCTCCGCCTCGATCTTCGCCACTTCGGCGCGCGCCAGTTTTATTTCCGCGATCTCTCGGGCCTCAAGCTCTCGCCGGCGTTCATCGGAAAGACAGCGCCGATGCTCATGGCATGCCCGCGGAACCCAAGGCAACCCCGTCGCGACGTCGAGCCATACTTTGCGCCCGTCCTCTTCGCTGCGAGGAAATTCATAAACCAGCCGTGTTTCGGAAGTGGTGCGCGGCCCATGGCTGTCTCGCAGCGCTTCGCGGAAGAAAACCAACGCACGCAGAGCGCGGCCGAGATAAATTTCGGAACCGGAATAAAGCACATTACAGGAGCCGCTCAACCGCGGTTCGTTTATCCAGTTGAAATCTTCCACCACCAGCAAACGCGTCTGGAAATCTTCGATCTTTGGATTGATTGCGCGCGCAATGCGTAAAAGCTCGGAAGTATTAAGAGAGTCGAGTTTGCCGGCCGCCTCGCTTAAAAGCTCATAAGCCTTCTGCGCCTTGGTTCGTTTCGTGTTCATGGGCACCCTTTCAGTTAACGCGCCGGAGTGGAGTTAGTTTATTTGTGGCTCAAACAAACCGATCTCATTACCCACCCCGGCGCGAAATTCTCAGGCCGCTTTGGCCGGCTCCGGTTCGTGAATCTCGCGCAGCTTCGTTTCCACCATGTTCATGCCGGCAGCGAGGGCCATCGTCGCCACGTCGTTTAGGCTGAGGCCGTTTTGCTCAGCGATTTTTTTGAGCTTGGCGCGCACTTCCCCGCGAGTCTTAATTTGGAGGGGAATCATTGGTTCATTCTTCATACGTTTGCCATGGTATTACCTTTCACTACCATGTCAACAGAAAAAGATTGCATTTCACTACCCGGCGCTTAAAGTCGCTCCATGGCTGACAAACGAACCGCTCCGTTATCAGTTCGGCTCTCCCCGGAATTGAATACTCGCCTGGAGGAATGCGCCGAGAAACTGCGCATGAAAAAGCACACCCTGGCTCAAGAGGCAATCGAGGCCGCCGTGGATGCCATTGAAGCCAACGGCTATAAACTGGTTGTGCCCATCCAATTCGAAATCACAAGTGTGCCAGTGCCATCGGCTGAACGCCCCGTCGACTATCAACTAAACGACAAGCCCAAGAAGAAAACCGGATAATTCAACTGAAGGATTATTTGCCAAGGTTATGAACACGTTCCTCGTTAAATGCAAATGCCAGCATTGTAACCAATCTCTTGAATTTGAAGCCGACCGCGCCGGCGAAACCGTCCCCTGCCCCAACTGCGGCATGGATACGCAGCTTTTTATACCACAGACCGGTCGATTGCCTGAGCCATCCAAAAACGCATCTACATTTTCCGCTGGAAAAATTTCCGCCCTCGCCGGCGGCATTCTGTTGCTCGCGATCGCCATCATCCTGCTGATCGTATTCGCAAGATTGACGGATGATGGCACCAACAATGGCCCCGGCGCCGGCGCAATGATCGTGAGCGGAGTCTTGCTCATGTGCGCAACATTAGTCGGGTTTTTGATCTACTTTGCTCCCGCATTGGTTGCTCATTCCCGAAAGAAAAGAAACTTCTCCGCCATCCTCGTTTTAAATCTGCTCACCGGCTGGACCTTCCTCGGGTGGGTCATCGCCCTGGTTTGGGCCTGCACCGTGGATCCGGAAACAAATAAATAAATTTCCGGAACAAATTGTTCCGGTTTTAGAGCCATGAACACCGCCAAACCTCACTTGGCAGTTATTCAAGGGCAAAGATTGTCGACAAATCTTGCCCCTGAAAAACGCCTGCGCATCCGCATCGATCTTGGGCAAAAGCCGTCTAGACAGGAATTGTCTAGCTCGCCGGCGCCCGCAAAAAAAGAAAGGCGCGAATGGAAGGCCTTTGAATTCGGAAACATCCGGATTCCCTACGCGCATTTCGAAGGCAAAACGGCCGACGGCAAAAAATACAGCTACTGGCAGCTTTCCCACGGCCGCGGCAAAACCCGAAAGATCGAAAGCCGCGTCAACTTTGCCAAGCTGAAATCGCGGGCTCAACAGCTCGCCATCGATATCTCGAACGGCACAGTTGCCATGTCACAGTTCACGGAAGAGCAACGCGCCACCTATCGCCGATGCTGCGAGCTCGCCGCCCAGGTTCACGCCCCGCTCGAGCTCCTGGTGGCCGAAGCCGTGGAAGCGCGCAAGAAAGCCGTCGCGCAAAAGCACCTCCGCAAAACCCTTCCGGACGTTGTGGCGGAATATCTGAAGGAAAAGGACAAAGAGTTGAAGCGCAAAGCCTGGTTTAAATTCTTGACTATGATGCTCGATCGCTTGGCTAAATATTTCACCGGCCAGATCGATGAGCTTAGGGCAAGCGATCTCAATGCCTGGTTGCGCTCGCTTACTGGAGGGTTGGTTTATCGCCGCCACCATCGCAATGCAGCCGCTCAATTATTCCGCTACGCCAAAGGACAAAATTATTTGCCGCGGGATTGGGACGAGCTCGCGCTCGTGGACGATCCGGAACCTGGCGCCGTTAAGATAAAGACCTGGACACCCGATCAGGTTGTAGAGTTGCTCGCCCACACGCGCGAGAACATGATCCCATTCACCGTGCTGCAGGTGTTCGCCGGCATCCGCCATGAAGAGATCTGCCCGAAGGAATTCGACCTGGCTAAAACGCCGCTCGATTGGAGCCATTTCGATTGGGATCAAAAACTGATTCACATTCCTGAGGACACCGCGAAAACCGGGCAGGATCGGATTGTGCCGATGACAGAAAACCTGATCGCCTGGCTTCTCCCTCGCGCGAAACAGTCCGGACGATTGTGCACCATGCTGAACACCAGCAACGCGCTGGCTCGAGCCAAAGGCCGAGCCAAATTGCCGGCCGGCAAAAATGAAAGCCGCAACGTGCTCCGAAAAACATGGATCTCCGCGCGCCTGGCGATCGTGAAGAGCATTGGCCAGGTAGCCGAGGAAGCGGGCAACTCGCCGGCGAAGATCAAGAGCAATTATCGCAAACCGATGTCCGAAGCCATGGCCAAGCGTCTCTTCAACATCCACCCCACCAGCGCGGATATCCTGCAATGCCGTTTCGCGATCTGACCCGTTATGACTATTTATGACAGTGTGGCCCGGGTGCGGTGCGGTTCTGTGGGGTTTAGGCCGGAACAAATTGTTCCGCGCGGAAAACAAAAAGCGCCAATAACGGCGCTACTATTGGGTGAGGAAGCGTTTTTGAAATTGGTTGCGGGGCTAGGATTTGAACCTAGCGCGAAGGCAATGGAGACGGCCTGAATGGAGCGTGCTTAAGAACCTATGACAGGCCTATGACAATTCGGCTCAGGTGAAAATGTAGTCCGCCCAGCTCGGGCCGCGGATCGCGGCCATGTAATCTTCGAACGTCATGCCCACTACCATGAAGACGGCGGTGCCGTTGCGCACTTTGACGCCGGCGGCCGTGGTGATGCGTTGGGGGCCATCCATGGCGGCGTCGGGCAGTTGGACGATTTGCCGGTCGTGGTCCCACTGGCCTTCGCCAATTTTACGAAAATAGATATCGAAATTGTTTAGGGTGAGCGAGGTCGGGACGCGCTGCACGTTGGTGGTGTGGGTTACGCCGTCAAAGGCGTCCGCCGATTCAATGAGGACATACGGAATGGGCAGCCCGGTGAAGTTGCGGACCTGGATTTGGGCGCGAACGAGATTAATGCCCAAGCCGTCAGAATTGCTGGAGCCATCCGCGGCCGTCAGAGGGACAATCACCTGGCCGACTTTGCCAGTGAGAATTTTTTTGGGGCCAAAGCCGCCGGGACTGGCGACAATAGCGCCCGTGGCGGGCGGGCCGAAGGGATAGGTTCCACCCGTGAACGGCAACGGGCCTTGCTCGTTGAATCCAATCTG